CATTTGTTCTAGCTTCAGCCATTTTATTAGCTTCAACATTAATAAATGCATCTACAATTTGTTTAGCTTTTGCAGGTTCTTTATTCATTAGAATTTCAAATCTAGTCAATCCAGCACCATAGCTTTTTTGAGTAAGAAATGCTCTTCGTGCTGTTAGTACAGCACCAACTGATTCTAAAAAACTTTCATTTCTAGCTAAATAATCTTCAAATGGTTCTCCTTCTTTTCTACCTCTTAACATTGTCCCATGTTCTTTAGGAACTAATTGCGTATCATATAATAATCTGTTAGAATCTATCTCAGCTTTTTTAATATATCTTGTTATGGTATCATTAGCCCATTTAAATAGAGGATAATCTTTACCAATAAATTTTCCTGGTTTTAAAAATACAGCAGCTTTATCTATATAACCTGAAGTCATATCTCTGTATTTAGCAGTACCATCAGGATTAATTAATTCATATTTTATTTCTTTAGGTCCTCTTAAATCTGCACCTAAAACTGCTGGTGAATATTCTTTAGTAGTATACAAAGCTTTATAGTGTGCTAATAAAAATTCTTGTGAGTTTAATACCTCTTGTCTAAGTCTATATACTTCATTAGGATCTTTAATTTGTTTAGCTTTCTCTTCACGAGTTAAAGGTTTAAACTTTCTACCATCTGCTTCTGCTTTTTTTATTTCATCAAATCTTGTTTGCCATTTACTATGTTCACTTAGCATTGCTTCTGCTTTATTTAAATTGGCTTTTGCTACATCAGCTTTTTCTAATAATGCTTCTTTGCCAGGCATTTTACCTGTCAATTGTTTATATCTTAATTGGGCATCTGCACTCATACGAGTTATAGATTTACCTTCTGCCCATGGTGCTAAACCACCAGCTAATCCAAATACAGTAGCTGCAGCTAATCTATCTTCTAATGGTGCCTTCCATCCTGTAGTTAAAAATCCTGTTGCACCTAACATAGCCATTCTAGGTAATACTTGCATACCATTAGCTATTTGAATTACTTTACCTAAACCATAACCATACGCAGTAGCTTTACCAAGTTCATACATATTAGCATCATCCCATTCTCTTAAGAATTCAGTTGCTGCTATACCTGCAGGTAAACTTCTTTTAGCTAAACCAGCACCTACTTTACCAAATGTATTTAAAGCTTTTAATCCACGAACTGCTGGATAAAATTGTGCTACTGTTAAAGGTAATGCTGCAATTCCTGCTACAACTTTAGCTTGATATCCTCGTGGTGTATCTAATCCTCTTGTTTCTGGATCATGTTTCTTAGCAAGTGATTGAAAGTAATCTCTAAGATGATCTGCATAGTTATCTGGATTAGGTTCTGCACCAGTAAACTCAACCATCCAATCTCTAAATCTATCCCAACCACCAGGTACACTAGCCATTAATTCGTATACACTTTGAACACTTCCATGAAAACCGTACAATGCTGCATTACCAAACTCTGCACCTTTATCACCACGTGTTCTAGTGCTATATTCAGAATCTAACTCAAATGGATTATCATTTTCTAAATCAAACTTAAATACATTCTCTGCAGTAAAACCACCTAAGTGATCATAGGCATTATCTACCTTATCAAGTCCATAATCAAACATGAACTTAAGTTGGTTATTAAGATTTTCGTAATCTTCTTTAGTATTAAATGTAGTTGTTGTCATTTATTACTGACCAAAGTATTTTATATTTTCACCTGTACGTGTAGTCTTACCAAATATTCCTGCCTCTTCTAATTGTTGAACATAGCCTGAATCCTGAATAAACTTACCAGACCCATCATTTCTTACAAAATTTAATTTAAGATGACCTTCCATTGCAAGTTTAATAGCTGCAATAGCTTGTGCTTTAAGTTCTGCACTTGGTGCATTAAAATCATCAATAGTTGATGTACCTGATTGTCCATATTCTTGAGAAACTGTTTTTTGAAATAATTGTATTCCTTGATAGTTAACTCCACCTGAAGGAATATTACCTTCAGTACTTATATATTTATTTCTAGTTGCATTTGCTATTGATCCTATATTAGGCATTTCAAATGTAACACCAGTATTTGATACTACTACCCATTTCATAGGTAAAGCATTACCTTCTGCATCTAAACCTTGTGGTACTGATACAAATGTAAATTGTTCTGCATTTCTTCCTTCATTTCCAGGTATCTTCATAGCAGCAGCATTTTCTTTTAATGATATTCCTATTACTGAATTAGGATTACTTAGTACATTTCTATGTGCTTTATTAATTTTGAATGCATCTTTTCTAAAGTTACCTTGAATTACTGTCATTGCAATTTTTGTAGGTTCAGTAGTTAATGCAGAATCTTTATCAAGATATTTTTTAACCATTCCTTCACTCATATCTGATAAGAACTGTACATGAGATGCTAACGCATTTTTATTTCTCATTAATGTTTCTTGATATTCGGGACTTGATGGATCCATTGTTGCTAAAGCTGTTGCTGTACTTGTTAATACAGCTAAAGAAGGAGATCCAGATTCTACTAATTTTAAAAATTGATTTTCATCTAGACCAAATAATCTTGCTGCACCCATCATATCTAGTTCATCTTTTATTGCATTAAATCTTTCCATTTTTAATTCTGCAAATTTCCATGAATCAAATACTCCATCAACTGTAGCATCATTTCTAGCATTCTGAGATAATATAGATAATCTTGCTGCAGTTACTGCAGGATTATCAAGTCCAGCTATTTGTGGATAAAATTGTTTAAAGTTCATTGCAGTTACTCTAAGTCCTTTAGTAGATACTGCATCCATATTATAATCTGGAGTTTTATATGCTAAATTACCTACTTGATTTTCCCAAGTATTCCACGCAAGTCCTGAATATAATTCTAAAGGTTTTGAAATTGATGTTTTAGTTTGATTTGTAAATTCTTCAACTGATGTATAAGGATCACCTTCTTTAATACCACCACTCTGTATTAATGCATCTGTAACTTTTTTTTGTATATCTTTTGATTCACCAATAAATGTATCACCCTTAAGATATTCTGCCATTGGTGCAAAAATTAATTTTAATTGATCTTCTGGTAATTTTGCCCAATCTGTATTATAATTACCTGCATTACTTAAAAAATCTAATTCACTAGATCTAAAATTACTTAACTTTTCGTTTAATAATTTTTCATTAGCCATTCTTTCTGCTCTTAAATCTTGACCTAAACCTCTAAATAATACTGCTTGATCATCTGCTTTTTTATTTGCTCTTTCATATGATTCAGCCATAGCACCATAGCCAACATCACCTATAGGTCCTGTTAATAAATCACTTAATATTCCCATGTTATACTCCTATATCTGGTCTTGTCATTAAACCTTCCTGTGCTGGTAATTCAGGCATTGGTTCTTGGATACCCATTTCATCTTGTTTCATTGCCATTTCTTGGAATGTTGCATCTTCCATAAATTCAGAATCTTTAGGATCACCTATACCAATTCTAATATTATCTATCTGTGCATCTTTTGCCATCTTTGCAAGTAACATAGCAACTAATGGTTCTAATATTTTAGCAACATCAACTGTCCATTTACCTTCAAGATATCCAGAAAATGTAATTATTTTTACTAGGGCTTCTATTGGTATACCAATACTCATTAACATTAATGCACGTTTACCAGATGTCTCATCTAACATTCTATCATTAATAAATTCAATAGCATCTTCTGGTTTAGCATAAGTTGGAGGATGTTCCCATGCCGCATTACCTGGAGTATCTGTTAATGATTGTCCTGGTACTGGTGCATCAAATGAATTATATTGAGATTCGGTATATCCAGTATCTCCTAATTTTACTTCTTGAATTAAATTATCTAGTCCTTTCATATTATACCGTTAGTTTAATTGCTCTTCTTACTTTACCTGGTTCTTCAAATGCTTCAGCCATATTTAAATAAGCTAAATAATTTCGTTGTAAAGTTACCCATTCACTTCCAGAGTCAGCTTTTGGTCTATCTAATCGTAAATCTCCTGCGTATCCAGGTTTACCTGCACCTTCCATTAAACCCATTCTTGTAGCACCAAAACTTAAATTAGGTTTTGACCCTACTAAATCTGGTACTGGTCCTCTTCCAGGTTGTCCCCCAATATCTCCGAATATGCCACCTACTGCTTGTGCCACATCTTTAAATCCTTTAAATGCAGTTACTGCACTAGTTACTCCACTCCAAAATCCCATCTATCCTCCTATGGTTTATTTATAATTGCTATTCCAAATCTTCCTAGCATTTCATACATTTTTGTTTTTTGATCTTCATTCTTAACATCTAATTCTGTTGTTCTTTCTAAAGCTGCTAAAGCTGCATTATGTGCTCTATTAGCTGCAGTCTCAGAAGCACTATTAACCCATGATGCCTCATCTCTCCATTGTTGCCATAGATTAGATAATGAATAATTAGATAACTCTAATAAATTCTGTGCATTTAATTGGTTAGTCGCATTTACTGCTGTAGTATTAGCAGTATTAATTGCTCTTCTCCAAGTAACATTTGATTGGTCTATAGTTCTTTGGTTATCTGAATTAAACTTCTGTCTCTCATTATCTAGTGTTGCATTAAATTGATTAATGGCTGCAATTCTATCTGTATTAGCTTTATCTACTGCAACTTGATTCTGTGCATTTATTGCTGAAATTTTATTTGATTCAGTATTTGCAAACTGTTTCATGGCATCAGTTCTAGTTGCATTCTGCTGATTCATTTGCCCAATTAAATTATCATAAAATTTATTTACTTCATTGGTACTTGTGGCATTAAACTGTGCTGCAGCATTTGAAGCTGCTTGATCAGATAATAAGAATGCCTGTCGAGTTGTAAGGTTAGCTAATGATGTTTGTTGTTTATTAGATAAATTAGCCATATCCATTTGCAAATAACCATTAGCATTTGTTACAGCAGCTTGTTGTCTATTATTTAAATTCTGGAATATCATCTGCTTATAATTCTCAGCATCTGCTTGAGCAATAGGTATAGCAGATTTCATTATACCTTCAGCTAATGCTTCAGCCATCATTGAACTAGCACCCATACCTCTTTCTTGCATAGCTGCTTTAGTTGCTTCAGCTGCTCCTCTAGCCCATACTGGCATAGCAGTACCTTGTGCTAAAGCTGTAGATACATCTGTTTGTAAAGATTCTAATTGACCTTTAACTGTAGCATCAGAAGTAATAGCACCTGTTTGTGCTGTCATTGGTTGTGATAAAGTTCCTACTTGTGCCGTAGCTGTAGGTATTGCACTACCAACTTGAGCCGCTGTCATTTGTGTACCTGTTTGTGCAGTAGGTACTGTACTTGTTGTAGCTGTAGGTGCTGTTGCAGCCGTAGCTGTAGGTGATGTAGGAGTTGTAGGTGTTGCTGCTGCTAGTGCACCTGTAAGTCCAGAAGTACCCATTAATTCATTACTAGCTACTTGTTGTACTTGAGGTGTTATAGTTGTACCTGTAGGAGCTGTTGGAGTCGACAACAAAGTCGACATTAAATCAACCGCTTTTTTAGTATTTGTTTGTTCTGGTTGAGTATATGTTACAGCACCTTTTTGTAGTGCTACTGTATCTGGTGTTTTTGCCATTATCTTCCTTGTCCTCTATATTTTCTTTTTCTCATTCTTTTTTCTGATTTATTTAAATTTTTTTTATGTCTTCTTGGTCTTTTTCTGGGTTTATCTCTAGGTGTAAAGTTCTTAAAATTAACACGGGCCATTAAGATTTAATTAATAATTTATAAGGTTTACCTCGCGTTACAAGGTACTCCGTTTGAATTTACGAATGGTGCTTCTGCGAAAGCCATGTATACATAAGTTTCTACATCATTTGTAAATGATCCTGTACTTCTTATTTTGAAACCATTACTTAAAAGATCAATATCACTATCTGCTTCTTCTGCTGTAGCCTCGTTTGGTTTAAGTCTTGCTTCTGCTGGATTACCACCACCAGATGGACTTCTTTTTGTATCTTGTATTACCCACTTTGGACCACTTGTATCTATATTTTTAACCATGACAAATGCCACAGAAAAGCCTGTGTAAACAAATGTTCCGTTTGCATTATTATTACCTTCGTATGAGCCAAACTTGCTGTAGCCTTGTTTTTCTGAAAATAAATAAGCTATTTGAGTATCTGTATTTCCATTAAGAGCGGCATCTGTACCAACTGTAAATACCGAACTTGTTGGGTTAGTATCATTCCAAAAAGTTGTAGATGTTGCACCTGTTGTGGTATTATTTAGATAAAGAGCTTTAGTATTTCCAACGCTTGCATGGTACATACACCAATTTGAAGCATCTGATCGTCTTTTGCCTAGTACTACTTTTGGAACTGCTGAAAGTGAATGTGATATTGTTCTTGCAGTAGCATTTCCTGTATAGCCAACTATATCAAACCCAGCAGTTGCAGATTCTTTCCAACACCAAAATACATATTTTTCTCCTGAAGTATTAGTCATATTATCAATGCCTGATGCACTTATACTAAATCCATTTGAATTAAACGCTGAAATATTATTTGCATCAGTTTGTTCTGCAAAAGTATCATTTGATGAAAGTCTTTTAGTTACTCCTCTAACTGAATCTACTAATCCAAAATGGTCAGTATCATCTCTATTTTTAAACCATGCTAAATCAGGTTGCATTGATGTATCTGTATTATCAAAAGTAATACTTCTTCCTGTATTTCCATCCCCTGTATAAATTTTTGTTTGAAAATATAATTCTGGATTGTCTATTGTTGTATAAGCTGCCATTTAACCTCCATCACTTCCTAAATTTTTTGTGCATAACGCAAGAAATCCTGAAGGTGGTGCGTGTTCAAAATTTCCATATCCATTATCATCTGCGTTGCCTGATGAAATACTGTATATTGGACTACCAAAATTAAATTCTGCATCTATAGCGGCATAACCATCTAATGCAAAAAACCAATCAGCAGTAGTGCTTAATCCTGTAACTTGATCTGATGAAACTGCACCATCTTTATAAAATTGAACTGTTCCATTATCGCAATCTAAAGCTATACCAACGAAATCTCCATCTCCATAAGGTACTTTAGTTCCGCCTGTATGTGAGCCTGAATGATAAATACTTCCATCGTTTGAATAGTATCCCCAAGCACCGCTAAGATCACCCATAGCACTATCCCAAGTTTTAGTTTCTGGATTTGTTACAATTCCTAAATAAAATTGATTACTTGCACCAGAATCAACACATTTTATTTCTACCCACCATTTTCCAGCAGAAACTCCTATATTGCTAAATGCGTATCTAGTAAGCCAACTTGTGCTACCACTTCCAGCAGCAGCTTTTAAATTTCCTTCTGATAAAGTTATAACACTTGCTGCATTGGTACGTAAAGATAAAGGATTCATAGTTGCAAAATTATTAGTCGGTGTATCTGTAGCTTGATCTGTTGCGGCTAGATTAACTTCTGTTAAATCTGTTCCACCATTGGCATCGTTGCCAAGATTAGCACTATCTTCAAAGTCAAGATAGAATCCAGTTGAACCAAATGATAATCCTGATGGATCTTTCGGTTTAAAAATTGTAGGAGAATCTGAATCGAACTCTCCCAGCGTATCAACAGGAGAAGCAGTAACTCCATCTAAAAATACTACTTCAGCTAAATAACCATCAAAATGTTGTTCACCCGCATAATTTCTTCTTCCTACTGCTATCACTTGCGATGCAGTTATAGAATTAGCATTTTGTGATGGAAAGGTAGTAGCACTAAAAGAAGTTTCTCTAGTTCCATTTACCCAAAGCTGAAGTCTATCTGTAGAGGTACTATCACCAGATTTCCAGATTACGCAGACATGATACCAAGAACTGCAATCACGAAACTTTCTATTAGTAACTAAATTACCAATTGCACTACTATTATAAATATTTACTTGTAATGTATCATCACTTTTAAATCTCCAATAATTATCTGGGTCACCATCTGAGGAATCATCACAAGAAAAAACTCTTTGGTCAGTACCTAAAACACCTCTTTTAACCCACATACTCATAGTCCAAGCAGTCGTACTTCCTCCAGTACCAAATGTCTTGTGCATATAAGCACTATCACCATCATTAAACCTACATGAGTTGGCTACATCATATCCTGTATCTTTTATGGAGTTAGTTCCAAGTATTAAAGGCATTAAACCTCCAATCTTGGCAGTTCACCTAATGGTCTTTCCATTACAACTGGATCTCCTTCATCCGCTGTATTTACATAAGTATATAAAGTTTCTAAAGCTGGTGTATCACTTGCATTTGTAATTTGTGTTTCTTGTTCAGCAGCTTTTGTTCTTACTGCTGCTCTATGAGTTGTGATTGATGATGGTACTGCTGTTCCAGCATCTGCTTTTCTAGTTATGTACCAATCTGTATCTTGTAATATTCCAGCAGCTTGTGCTTTTATATTTCTAATTAATTTTGTTTTTAATCCTTCAACTGCAACATCGCCTACATCTTTACCTTCTGGTATTTTACCATCTGTTTTATCTTGTGATGTCCATAAAGTATCTGCGTGTTTTTTAGCTGTAGCTGTGCCATAGCTTGCTGTAATTTTTCCACCAGCAAAAGCAAAGGATTGATTGGTATTAGTATACCATTGCTCATCTTTTTTATTGGTGTTATCAAATTCTACTTCATAAATCCCAATAGCTTCTCTTTCTGCATTAGTCCATCTAGAAGAAAATATATTTCTTGAATATTGAACATCACCAATAACCATAGCTTTTGGTTTATTTATTATTTTTGTAATTGATCCTGATTCTACTAATCCCCACATATTATCTCCTATTAACTCTCTGGTATGTTTAAAGTTCTACCTACTTCTTGCCAAATTGCACCGTTGTATCTGAATACAAAAATGTCAGTTTTTGCATCTGTATCTGTTGTCGTAGGAGCAGTATCAGCGGCAAAATTAAATATTGCGTTCCACGAAAATGTATGACTTCCGTTAAAATTAATTTCTATACAAATAAACGCACCCTCTACTGCATTAGTTGGTGCAGATAAAGTCGTATTTTCTGTTGTGATATGGTATGCGTTTGGTTTATCAGAAGCATCCCAGGCAATAGCATTCGATGATGAAGTAATTGCTTGTTGAGCTACATTAGCAGCAGCACTAAAAGTTGCTATACCACCTGCAGACATGTCTAATGTTAAAGCTGTAACACCTGATCCACCATCGTCACCTTTAAATATAATATCTTTGTCTTGAACTTTAGCTTCTATAACAACATCACTAGAAGAATTGTGTATACGAAGCATTTCTGTACCATCGTCTTCATAGATAATTCCACTCGAAGCTGTACCTGCATCCAGTGTAATTCCACCACCTGATTCTAAATTAATTGAATCAACTGCTGTACCATCAGAAACTACATCTAAATCTCCATCTGCATTTGATGAAATATATAAACCAGTGTCTCTAAATTGAACTTTTTCAGTTGTAGCCATCAGGATGTCGTCTGAGAATTGGAAATAATCTTCATCTTCCATCCAGGTAAGAACACCATCCGCTGAATTGGCATTAAAAGTTAAAGCAATATCTGTATCTCCATTTTCACCAAATGTAATCGCATCTGATTCTAGTGTTATGGCTGTTGATCCTTCAATGTTAACTGTTGGGGCAGTGACCTGAAGTACACTATCTGCTACTAAGTCTCCCTGACCATCAGCACTTGAATATAAATAAATAGCTGAGTCTCTAACTCCTACTTTTCCAGTAGAAGCAACTAAGAAATCTGTACCATCAAAAGTTAAATTAGCTTCACCAGCGATAGCATTAGCTCCTGTAACTGTTACAATTGTATTATCTGTAGATCCTGTTAAAGCTGCAGTACCTGTTCCACCACCAATATCTGAAAGAACTTGAGTTCCTGTTCGATAATCTATATTTCCAGATCCATCTAATACTAAAAATTTATCTGTATCTGAACCTGCTGCTGCAACACTACCAAGTGTTAAACTACCTGCTAAACTTAAATTTGAACTTGTAACTGTAGAATTTGGTGTAAGAGTTAAATGAGTTACATAACTTCCAGCTGAAGCAATATCATTACCAAGCGTAATTGTACCACCATCAGCAATATTTAATTTCCATTCATCTCCTGCATCATCTCCTTCATCAGCCATTAAAGTAATAGCTAATCCAGCACCTTCAGTTGCTGCAATTCTTAAAGAATCAGTTGTTGTTTCATCATAGCCTACAAGAATATTTTGATCAGAACCAAAATTAATATATTTATCATCAGCAATATAAAAATCACCCCATTCAGCACTAGCAGAACCTAAATCCGCTCCACCTGAAGCATCAGGAATAATTGATGTTTCTGCTGTAAATGTGTTAGTTCTTATTCCTGAAGTTCCATTATCTATTGCACCAAATCCTGAAGTAATTGATCCAGAATCTAATGCACCTGTTGTTACAATACTAGAACTTCCTGCAATTACTCCATAAATAGAGCCAATAGCTGTACCCCCAATTGTAATGGCATCTGCTTCTAAAGTACCATTAATATATGCATCTTTAAATTGATAAGAAGCACTTCCTAAATCTATATCATTATCTGTAATTGGTAATATTGAACCATCACTAACTTTAATTTGATTTGTTGCTCCACCTGCTGCAATATTTAAAACTCCACTAGAAGCAATTGTTAAATCTGTTCCGTCTCCTTCGATTTTCTCTCCATCATCACCGAAAGTCATTCCAATATCAGAACCAATATTTATATCACCCCCAGCACCAACTGTGATTGATAAATCAGTTCCATCTGATTCAATTTTTTCTGTTCCTGCAAGTAAAAGTCCAGTATTTACTGCAAGTGCTACATCAGTAGTAGCTGTTAAATTAATAGTATTTCCTGTAATTGTAAGATCTGTACCATCACCTTCAATCTTTTCACCATCATCACCAAAAGTTAAACCTATACTAGAAGGTATATTAATATCTGCACCTGAAACAAGATTTAAATCTGTTCCGTCACCAGATATATATTCACCACCTTCATCATAAAAATATAATTTTTTACTACTATCAACTACAATATCATCTGCAAATTTAAAGTGATCCTCGTCCTCCATCCAATAAAGAACACCATCTGATGTTTCACCATCAAATGTTACAGTAATATCAGTACCTGCTGTTGCTGCACCAAATGTTAATGTATTACCTAATAATTTTGTTACTGGTCCACCTTCTGCAGCTGTACCATCATGAGTATGTCCTGATGCTGCTACAAATGCAGCAAGAAGTTGATCAAATTCATTATTCAGATCTGATGCTTCAATTACTGCACCATCTGTAATACCTGCTGAACTTTGTCTTGTGTATGTTGCTCCCATATTATCTTCGTCCTCCTGGTACGAATTCTAGTTGAAATCCTCGTATTGCCCAAGGTTGATTTGTACTAGTATCTGTTATTTTAACTGCAACAGCAAATCCTGATCCTTCTACAGAATTTCTTGTAATAGGTAAATCTCCTTGACCATAAACTGCTGCTCCAAATTTTCCTGTACCGAAATACGCCCCACTCCCAGAAGATGATAAACTAATTAAACTAGGTTGAGGAGTTTCTCGATCATTATAATTATATTGTAAATATAAACTAGCACTAACTTCACCTTCAGGCTTCCAGTTTAAATTTACTCTTTCCATTGATTTTCTTATTCCAGGATCTCCCATTGTCATATCTGGAGATCTATAAGTTGAATCTAATGCGTCTGTATCACTAGCACGTGTCCAAACGTTTCCTGATTCTTGTTTATAAATATATCCATCATACCCACCTGAGACTATTGTTTCAACGTTACTGATATAATCAGAATCACAACAAGAAACTTTTAATCCTTTTATATCTGCATATTCGTATCCTAATTGACCTGTATTAGGATTTATTTTAATTACTGCAATAATACCTCTAGAACTATCTTCAGCCCCATCAGTTGGATAGAATAAACGATATTGAGATTTATCTCTAATAACTAATGAAGTAACATTTGTATATGTAATATCATTAATTCTATCTTGTATTTGTTTTGATACAGTACCTAGTTCAACGTCACCAATTCTTTCTGTACCAGCAACTGTTCTAATTCCATCTGCAGATAAGAATAATAAATCACCACTTACCTCTTGAATAGAATGATGTGCTATTGAACCAACGTTCTTTGCAACTTCAGCTAACGCAAAATTACTAGAACTTGTTCCTGTTACTTTATAAATTTTTCTTTGGCAAAAGATAAATAATTCATCCCTAAATACTTTTAATCCTGTTACAACATCACCAACTTTTATTTCACCTCCACCTGTATCAAAATCATCTTCTGTATATGATCCTGAAAAAATAACACTATGTGTAGAATCAGACATACCACCATACCACATATGATTAGCAAATGACTTTACATACTTAGGATTAGTAGGTGCAGTTCCACCACCTGTTGCATTTATAATATCTTCAGTATAACTTGTATCTAAAGTAAATGCTGCGGCTTGTCCTGTTGCAATTATAATTTTATTAGTACCATTATAATTAAATTTATCAAAATCATAAGTATAAGTTGTACCTTTACTTGTTGCTCTTGATGTCCAAGATCCACTAGTTGTTCCAGTTCTAACTGTACCACCTCTTGCTACAACAATAATTCCATTAAATATTGCAGTCATCTGTACTCTTTCAGCTGATGAAGATACTTGTGGTACTATTGTAGAATTATATTTTGTAGTACCATTAATTCTTCTATATCCACCTTCTATTGATGGTTCAAAATTAGTTAATTGTAGAGCTTCCCCAGGCTGCATATTATATACATCCTTATTAAGTATTAAGCCTCCACCACAACTTGCTGTGTATGGGGCTATTAATGAAGTATCTGTCCCCGCCATAATTTACTAAGATTTCATTTGAAAAAGTTCTGTATCAATTTCTTTAATTTTATCAAAGTCTTGATTACTTTCAGCTTCTTCTTTTAATAACATTAATTGTTTAATTCTACTTTTATCTAAACCTGCAGTACCTGCTATTATTGGTTTATATTTTTCATTTTTATTATTTTTAGAATGCTCATTTAAATAATTTTTTTCTTCTGTTTTAATTACCATCTATCCTCCTAAGATACTATTCTTCCTATATTAGTAGCAAGAGTTTCTGTAACTACATCTGTTCTCATATAATCTGCAGAGTGTGTACCATAATCTACTTTTAATAATTTTAATTTTCTTTGATAATCTCTATCTGCTAATTGTGCATGTTGTGGATCTGATCTTAACATATATACATAATACTTAGCTCTGTCTATTATTAATGAACTAAATCTATCAGGCAATCCCATATTATCTCCATGTGCAGATAAATCTGTGTGTGTTGTATAATAATCATAACTAACTGTATACTCACCTTCTCCTGGTATAGGACTTAAAATAAAAGAACTATAATCAGGTTTTTTAATAACTCTTAAAGGTATACCATATGCACTACTCGCATTAACATCATCAGCAGGTTTATATGATTGTAAGTATGTATCATAAGTAGCACTAGCTAATTTTCTAGGTGTAATATCACTTCTAGATACTCTTATATAATCTACATCTAATTGAACACCATCTGATTCAACATAAACATAAGATGTTTTTGCTGTAGCAGTAAAAGTTGTATCCAGAATATTACCTTCACCAAAATTAGTTACACCAATTGTTGTATTTAAATTTTGTGTTCCACCTGCAGAAGTCCCTACTCGTACTATTAAAGTAGTAGCAGAACTATTTGGACTAAGAACTCTAACTTGTATTCTATAAGTTTTATTTTTTACAGTAGAGATAGATTGATAAGCTGCTGCATCATTTAAATTTAGTCTACCATTTCCACTACTTGTATATGATGGGGAACCATCTCCTGTAGTCCAACTAGTTATGTTAGAAGTAAATTCTCCATTAGTAATTAATTCGGTTGGCTTTAAAAAAAAAGACTCAAAGTCTACTCTACGCATATCTGATGGAAAAGCATATTCTCCATCACCTACCGTGAGAGCTTGAGTCGTTGTTGTGTGTAATAAAGGAAGTTCAGCACCTTCATTGTATATATCATGAATAGCTTTATTTATAAAATCTTTAATAGCAGTTTGAATACCTCTACTACTAGAGAATGTAGTTGAAGTTAATTCAACTTCATTTAATTCTCTTAAAATTCTATTTGATAAAACTAAATATGTTGTTGCCACTATTATTCTTCCTGTTTAGTTTTGTCTTGTACAGAATGTTCATATTTAATTAATAATTGTT